ATTATTCGTTGGAGTTCCTACCTGTAAAAGCTTCGGGAGTTAACAATTAATACTCATTGTGTCGCCTAAACTATCCTCTTTGTAATTAATTTCATTAACAATAAATTTTTGCCTTTTATAGATAACAATTCCTTATTTTGAAATTCAATTACTTGCCCGCATAATAATTTAAAGTCTATTTTTAGGCAATTCTAAAGCTAGCTTAATACCTCGTAACTCGGCTGCTAACGCGTTTCTTGCAGCCTCGATAGTGCTAGTATCATCTCCGCTGGAAAGTATCTTACAGACGCTTCTAATTTGTCTAACATTTGGATTTCTAACACTATCTAAAGTACTAACGCCTTCGTTTTCGTCACTCGGTTGACGTCTTACTGTTATATCGCTATGAAAAGCTCTTCCATTAATAGCCATTTTACTGGATAATAAATTTGAACTATCATAAGACCTTACAGGCTTTGAGCCTATAAAAGCCTTAAAATAGTAAAGAGATCCCGTTTTCGTGTGACCAATAACAATATTTCTTTGACTTGCCAATTGAGTCAAAAAAGATGCTACGGATTGAGTTGGTTGGGCTACGGCTTTTTCATATACCAAATTCATCTTATTAGCTACATTACTTTCTATAACTTGAGATATTCCAAATGGTTGTAATAATTGAGTTGATATTTCCGCTAGTGATTGATCGTTTTTTTCCAATGGATAAACACTATCCGGAATCGTAACATCTTCTAAAATACCGCTTTTTGTATAACCACTAAAAGATACTAATTGTGGCGTTTTTGTAGATGTAAAATCATTGTTAACAATATTACCAGTAAGCAGCAAATCCATATCGTTTGAAAATATCTCAATCTTAGGATATGTCAATGGCTTAAATATTTTTTGATGCTCAACGTTAAAAGGATCAAATCTAGCGTCAAAACTAAAAACACTGGCAAAAGTATCTAAATTAAATTTCAGAGTTAAATTGCTAAAATGATTAAAAATTTATTTTCTATTTTTATTTTCATGGTTAAATTATTCTTTGATAAGCTTTTTTTCCTAAATATAATAAGTAATTAATCTACCTTTTTTTATTCTGTAAATTTCGCTCAATCCAATTTTATTAATCCGTTTAAATATTTCTAAATTTTCATCACTTGCGAGTCCTAAAAACCTGTGAGTTAAGACTATTAAATTACTATCCTTTTCTAAAATAACACTCCTTTCTTGTCGAGCGTCAAAAACTAAGAACAAATAAGGACTGACTTGTATATGTTACTAAATCAATTAACGAGGATTGCAAATCAATATCTGGCGAATATTCATCATTAATGTTTTCTAAAGGAATTTGATTTGCATCAATAGTGGCTAAATAATCATTATACAAACCAAACAATTCAGAATTTACACTTTCAATATCGGATCTAAGTATATAATCATCTAACAAAGGATTCACCGAAGATTTGGCTAAATTAGCGATCAAGGTTGCGGCCTGGGATTCAAAATAATATTTGCTTTGTCTATTTTCTTGATTTATTGTACTCTTAAGCTCATCATAGGCTGATTTTACCGAATCTATTTTATTCCTTATATTCCTTTCAAAATTAGCGGGTTCACTTAAAACAAGTTGAGCGGTGCTAATTGCTACCAAAGTTTCTTGAATAAGCAGGTTTAAATCTCCTAAAGCCTTATTTTTTAACGCTCTATAATCGTTAAAGCTAAATTTATCTGGCTCAAACCTAGCGGCGGATATTTCTATTGATGATTTAAGATCGTTTATATCCCCTGTTTGAGGCTGAGCTTTTGAAACATAATTTTGTATTCCCAAACTATTAAGTCTTACAACACGATCTTCAACTTCGTCGGGTATGGAGTCAGAATCTTCTGGATAGTCATCAGCTATGCTTTCCCAAAATAAAACGTTTATTTCTGTATTGCCAAAACTATTATCATTCCTTTCTATATTAGTCGGATGACCACTTAAAGTTCCATAAAAAGGATGGGTAACATTCCATAATCTTTTGTCCTTTGCGCTGTTTTCAAAAGCTTTGGCTTGATCCAAATTATCTTCTCCAGTAAAATAAAAGTTTAATGGAAAAGATCCAGATTCAGATTCTTTTCGATCTATAAAAGAACCTCGAACATTTATAAAATCATACTTTGCAAAATTTAGCTTTGTTGATTTTACACTATCTCGCCAAAGTGGATAGTAAACAGATCCATCACCTGTTTTTATAGTAAATTTTATATTTTCAAGTCTTTCCTTCCAAGCCATTATTTCCAATGTTTTTTAAGTTGATATTCTGCGTTTTTTTGTAGAATATATTTATCTTTTTGAAGCCTCAGTCTTTGCTGCTCTTATAAAACCTCTACCATTTACATTTGCGTTATCAGCTTTTTTAAATAGAAAACTTTTTTAGCTTAAACCTTGCGCCTCTCGATCCTTTACTTCTTTTTAATCCTTTTAACTCGTAAATCATACCCGTCCCTTATTTCTAAAAGCATGTATTTTTTTCCACTTGCCGCCGTTGACATAACTGCCGCGACAAATTTGGACTTTTTAGTTCCTCGGTGAGATCGATAAGCTTTTGAGGCTTTGTGGGCTTCTAGCTTGTTCAGTCTGTTTTCTTTTAACCTTCGTTCCTTACTTCGAGATATTCTAGCATCATCATGTGGAACTAAACGACTAGTATCTAAATTTCCGCCAAACTCTTGTTTTTCTAATTCATTAGCGATATCAGCTCCTTTTTAGAATTTATTCCAGCCATAGACACCATGGAATTAATCTTAAACCCATTGGCTTTATCAACCGTGCTAAATGCTTTAAAACGTTTTCCTAGTAATAAATCGCTTTGCCCCTTGTATTGGAATCTCTTTTTTAGTCTCAAAAGCAGCATTGTTTAGCGTATTCCTAACGGCGCTAGGTAGAGCAGACCTGTGTAGCTTATCTAGCTTAACAGTCAATTTAATAACCTCGTCTGCATCTAGTTTTAACATGTTTTATATGTTCCACAAATTACCAATAAATCCACTTTTAAAATAAATCTTAGAATCCTGTGTAAACACCTGACCGTTCGTATTATTAAGAAACTTTTTCAAAAATTTCTAGTTTCTCCAGTAAATGGATAGCTATATAAATTACCATTTATAAATGTTAAAAAACTTAGAGTCCTTAATAAAATAGTTTGTAGATTTTTGAAAATCAGAATTTAAAGTTATATCAGAGGATTGCGTTAATGTAAAAGGTTTTTAAGCCTAAAAAATAAGATCTTACCTTAAAATCATCGGCGGTATTATTCCCGTTATTACTCAAATAAATAAATCCATCATCAGCAAATAATAAGGAACATGATCGGTTGATGCTTGTTGGGTTACTGTAAATTTATTTACTACCGTGTTTAAAATTTGTTAAGTTGAAAACATAAATATCGTAAAACCGTGGCGGCGTCTGTTTTTGCTAAGCAAATTAAAGCGCCTTTGTGAATAACGGCATCATAAATTAATATATCATTATCGTTTTGATCTACTCTAATAACTTGTTGAACGTTTGTAGCTTCTGGACCGTTATTCAAAATAAACCCATCAGATAAATAATAGCTAGTATTGCTTGAATTATAGCTTAACAGACCGCTATAAGGTAAGCTTATGGTGTTTTGTACTGTTTCCTTTGATAAGTCAATTAATTTAACTCCAGATGAATTGTTAATTACTAATAACACTTGCGAATTAGCGTTAATATTAGACTCTGGACTAAACGAATAAGTATTTGTTCCTATGCCTGTTAATTGATAAGTAGATGCAGATAACAACGCTTCTGAAACTTGACCAATAAAAACATAATTATTAGGCAAATTATCCAAATCTACATTTATAGATACGTCATTTTCGTCAACCGTTAAAACTTGAAGTACATCGTTTAGCTCATTTACAAAAACTTTTAAAGCATCAAGGAGCTGGTATTGAGTACTTTCGCTATCCTCTGTTTCTGTAAAATCAACCCCCGCATCTCTTATAATTTTATAAATGTTAGTTATAACATCTCCATATATTTCACGAACCACAGGCGTGCCTGGATCCGTTGCCGTTTCGTTTTTAATTTGTCCGTCTGGAAATAAAGTATTATTTCCGTCTTGTACGATTGGTAAATCTCTTATTGTTCTCATTTTATAGCTGTATTACGTCAACGTGAATTTGTATGTTTTGTGTGACATTTGCGCTTTCTTGTATTAAAAAACTAGCTTTAGTGGTGTTCGTCTTTTTAAAAACTAAACCTCTAAAATCATTGTCTAAATCTAAACTCCTAAACTTTCAGCGTTAAAATCTAGTCTGTAACTCATATTATCCATTTCATTATCAAAAGTTATGTCAACAGTGGATCGTCCACTACCTAATGCAGTAACTGTGGCACTTATTTGACCATTAGATCTAAATTTGTTCCCGGTGAAGATCCTGAAATATCTCCCAAAACAAAACGCCCTCTATTCCTTAAAGCTGGCGTTCCAATTCCATTAATTATATCCCAAAAAGCAGCAGATAACAAACCGTTTCTATTTGTATTAGCTAAATAATCATCACTATCATCGCCGATAACTCTTTTTGTAAAAACAGATTTATTTCTTGCTGGCGTTGTAGCTACTTCATTGGAGCTTCCAGAGTCCTCTTGAGCTTGTGTAGCCGCTTTTTAAGTAATTTAGCTCTTCTACTATTGTTCCAAGATTAAAAGCGTCTACCTCCCTTATAATTAATACGCTTGCGGTTGTGTTAATCAACCTTACATATTCATTTTCTTTAAAATCTCCTAAATAAGTAACCGACTTATTGGCATTGTCTAAAGTACCACGAATTGTAGTTTCGCTACCTTTATTAAAAGTTGCTTTTGCTCTGAATATTTCGTTATTGGTCACCTTACCTAATCGTATAGGCAAAGTTAAAACGCTTCCAGATTTACTTAATTCATAATTTAGATCATTTTTAGTGGCTAAACTTCTTAGTGAATCAATAAATTGGTAGCCGTTTGTTTCATTTTCTGGTAAATTGTTGAAGCTTAATCCAGATAAATTCATAAGCTTTGCAACCATCTGGTGAAAATCTCCATAAACCCTTTCGTTAACTGGTGTTCCATCCCCAGATCCTGTGTTATCTTTTATCCTGCCATTTAGATAGTTTGAAGGATCTGAAAGGTCTATGTTGTTTTGTAAGGTTGCTTTATTTCTAGCCATTTTTTTATTTTTGTTTGTTGCTACTTTGTTTTTTAATTTTGTATTGTTCCTAGTGATGAATTTGTAAAGTTAACGAATATATAAGCAGCTAAATGAGCTGGCTTTAATTTTAAAACTAATTCTCGAAATTCATCCCTTCTGCTTTCTGGAATTACAGCGGTTTGACCTAGCTCATCCCCTCCAATAAAAAAGCTGGCCCATAAGTTGTCACCAACTCCATAAGATTCATCAGGATCTATTTTGTTTGCAATAACCTCAAAGGTTACTCCGCCATGAAAAGTTCCTTCTCCATGCTGAGTATCTCCTCCGTGCTGAGTTGCATCTACAACTGAGCCACTAACCTCTCCTGGCGTTTTGTATATCGGAACCGGCTTAGTAATACTAATACCGCCACCGCCCTTACTAAATGTAAGTGTATTTTCATAAACTCGAACATTAAATCCAGAAAGCCTTAACTGATTCTCTATAAAAATCCTTCCCTGTCTAGCCTTTATATTGTTTGGAT